GGATGGTGAAACTATATGGCGAGTTCTAAAACAAACGAAGAGATTGCACAAATTAAAAAACCCGATAAAATATTTGAATGGGAAAAGAAATTAACTGCCGCTCTTATTAGTTACAAACCAATATTAGATGAAATAGATGATAATTACGACGCGTATAAAGGAACGCGTGCGATAATGAATAGCAAAGGACAAAAAGCAAATAAAGAAAAAACAAGTGTTAGAAAAGTTACGTTTGAATTAGTAGAAGCACAAGTTGATGTAAATATACCTCAACCTAAAGTGGTATCATCAAAAGGAAATACTGCGAGAGCACAAGCAATCGAACATTTCTTAAAAAACGAAATAGATAGACTACCTTTTGAAGAAATAAACGATGAGCAATGCAGGATTACACCTATTGCAGGAGCATCGTTATTTTTAGTAGAATGGGACAATTCATCTAAAACAAGAGATGCAATCGGTAAATTGAGTGTTAGAAATATACATCCTAATGAAATAATACCTCAACCAGGTGTATTCAAATTACAAAATATGGATTATGTGTTTATGCAATTGTTACAATCAAAATTAGAAATAAAACAAAGATACGGTATAGATGTTAAAGATGAAGATAATGATGAACAAAATGATGAAACACATAATGAAGAATTAGTAACACATACGTACGTATATTATAAAAACGACGAAGGGAACGTATCATTATTCAGCTGGGTAAATGAAACAATTATACAAGATGTTGATAGTTATTTTGCTAGAAAACAAAAAGTATGTGATAAATGTGGTTTACCAAAAACTGATTCAGATGTATGTTCATGTGGAAACAACTCATTTAAATTAGAAACAATGAAAGATGAAAAAGTAACAATACCTACTGTTGATATCGACCCACACACAGGTGATGAAACACAACAAAATATAGAAATAAGTGTACCTTATTATTTTCCTAAAAAATTCCCTATAGTAGTACGTAAAAACGTATCAGAACATGATAGTTTATTAGGTGGTAGTGATGTTACAGCAATCAAAGACCAACAAAATGATTTGAACATATACACAACTAAAATAAGAGAAAAATTATTAAAAGGTGGTTCAATGATAACAATACCTGATGATATCAATTTCAAAGCTAACGATGATGAAATGAAAATAATTAAAATCAAAAATCCAGCTCAAAAAGCAATGTTCGACGTTAAATCATTACAACCAAATGTATCTAATGATTTACAATTGTTAACAATGACATATGAAATTGCACGTCAAACAATAGGAATAACAGATTCATTTCAAGGAAGACGTGATACTACAGCATTAAGTGGAAAAGCTAAAGAAGTTGCAGCTCAACAAGCAGCAGGTAGATTTGAAAGTAAAAAGAAAATGAAAGATTTTGCATTTAGTGAATTATTTGAACTAATGTTTCAGTTCATATTGGCATTTGCTGATGAACCTAGATATTATAATTTTCAAGATGACCAAGGTAAAATGCAATACAAAATGTTCGATAAAAAATCATTTATTGATAAAGATATAAATGGACAGTATTACTACGATGATGATTTCATCTTTAGTAACGACGTAAGTGCTACATTAAGTACAAATCGTCAAGCTATGTGGGAAGAAACAAGATTAAATTTTACAAGTGGAGCATATGGTGACCCTAAAGATTTACAAACAATTCTTATGTTCTGGCAAATGATGGATACATTACATTACCCAGGAGCTAAACAAGCATTACAATTCGCATCACAAAGAGTACAAGAACAACAACAACAACAACAACAACAACAACAACAACAAAGTTCTCAAACTGAACAAAAATTAGCAATAGACGCGTTTGGACAACTTAACAAAGGTGCACAAAAACAACCGCAACAATCTAAATAGAGAGGAGAATCAATATGAATGAACCCCTTGAAGAAGTAGAAATAGAAATGATTGAAGAAATTGAAAAAGAATCGTTAGTTGAAAAAGAAGATTTTGATGTTAAAGAAGCAATATTTGATTTAGGTGTTGAACCTGAAGAAGAAGAGGTGGAATAAATGGCATATATTACAGGCGTAGTTAAATCGCCAATAAAAGGAAAAAAAGGAACAATAAAACGTTCTAGTGGTTATGAATATAGAGATTTTTATTACACTAATTCTAGTGGTAAAAAAATACGTGTCGTAGGATGGCATAGAGCTATTGATATAACTACATTAGGAACAATAATAGCATTTGAAAGAGGTAAAGTTCTTTCAGTGATTAAAAATGTACAAGGACAAACAACAAATCCAAGTGGAGGAAATCAAGTGATGCTTGAACATGCAAATGGAGATAGAACAGTTTATTGCCATTTGGATTATAAAAGTATTCCATCCGATATAACAAAAGGAGCAATTGTTGAGGCAAATCAAAAATTAGGTACTGATACAATTAAAACAACAGGAAACAGCACTGGATTACATTTACATTTTGCAATACGTGAAAATGGTAAATATGTTGACCCAACGGATTATTTACAAGGAAGAAAATCATTACATCCTTATGAAATAATTAAACCAGAGGTACATACGATGTATACTGTTAAATCTGGTGATACTTTATCTAAAATAGGTAAATTATATAATGTTAATTGGAAAGATATATATGATGATAATAAAAAATCAATCGGTCATAATCCAAATTTGATAAAAGTAGGTCAGTTGTTAATCATACCTTGTGTAAAATCAGATGATTTTGTTACTTATACAGTTATTAGTGGTGATAGTTTATCAGCAATAGCTCGTGAATTTAACACTACATGGCAAAAAATATATGCAGATAATAAGTCAACAATTGGTTCAAATCCAAACGTAATACGAAAAGGACAAAAGTTGGTGATTAAAAAATGAAAAAAGCAGTAGAATTATTATTAACAAATATTGCAAACTTATTTAAAGTTAAAACAATACTAAGTTTAACAGTTATCACTGTAACAGCTATATTAGCATTAAACAAAACATTAGAAATAGCAGCTTGGATGGGAATTTCAACAGCAATAATTACATATTATTTTACCAAAGACGATAAAAAATAAATATTATATTTACTTGGCAGTGAATCATGAACATATAAGTCCAAGAGGGTATATGAAAGAAAGGAGTGTGTTTTATGAATCTATACGAAGGTAAAATTAAAAATTCAGGTAATCAAAAAGTAGAAGCACCGATTAAAACTAAAGCTGTTAAGGCTCCAAAAGTCAAAACAGGTAATGATTTAAGAGCGTAACTGCTATTTTACCGCACACGTACCTAAACTGAGACTGCAAAACAGGTGTTGCATCCTGACATTCGTCTCTGAAAAAATTGCAAGGAGGAATGAAAATGAATAAAAATGATACAGTTGATAAAATGAATTTTAATATTCAATTGTTCGCTGATACGGCTGAAAATAATTCTGATGAAAATGAAATAGAACCATCAGTTAACATCGAAAACGCCGGCGATGATGAGAAAGTTACTTTTACAGATGGAACACCTAACGTAGATGATAAAACAGATGATAAAACAGATGATAAAACAGACGAGGAAAATGTTGTACCTAAAGGTGATGAAGAGAAAAAAATATCTACTAAAGCTTTTTCTGAAAGACTTAAGAGAGAAAAAACAAAAATAGCTCTTGATGAAAAGATGAAAAAAGATACGGATATGGACAATATTGCAATCTCTAGAGGTTTTAAAGATTGGAAAGATTTAGAAGCATTTGAACAAGCTGAAAGACTAGAAAAAATGGGTATCACTGATGCGTCAGGTTTTGATAAATATGTCGATACTGCTATTTCAAAAAATCCAGTTGTGATTGAAGCACAAAAAGTACTTCATGAACAAAAAATAAAAGAACAAGATGCAATATTGAAAGAAGCAATTACTGAAATACATAAACTAGACACAGACATCAATTCAATTGATGATTTAGTAAATTTAGCAAATTACGATGAGTTTTATGCTAAAGTTGAAAAAGGATACAGTTTAGCTGATGCATATAAAATAATCGCTTTCGATAAAATAAATACAAAGAGAGCCGCTAGTGCTGCTCAAACAGTCATTACTAATATTGATAGTAAGCAACACATGAAAACAGTTAGTGGACAAAAAACAAAGGAAGTAACAGTACCTGATGAAATAATGGCGTCATATAGAATGAATCTTCCTGATATGTCAGATGCAGACATACGTAAAAAATATGCTTCATTTATAGAAGGAGGAAAATAAAATATGACTAAGAAAAAAATTATTTCTGAGGAAAAAGCTATAGCACATATCTTAAATAAACAACAACCAATTGATTTAGATGAAAACTTCAAAGAAGTTGAAAACGTTGAAAAAGAAGTTACTATAGTTGATGTAAAAGAAACAAAAACAAATAAAATAACAAACAAAACTATCAATTATATTGGTAGAGGATTTAACAGTATTCAAGAGGCTTATGACTTTGTTGATACTGATTATTTCAAAGGACTTGGTGAAGCCGACCAAATAGAATATAAAAAATGGCTAAAATAAGGAGGAAATTAAATGTTTAAAATATCAAATTCACGTTCAGAAGCACAATCACCATTAGAATATTACATTATAACAGCCAATGAAGCAATAACTTTAGGCGAAGCAGTAGTATTAACAACAGGAGCTTTAACAGCTTGTGCAGCTACAGCTGTACCAGAATTCATTGCAATGAAATCAGCTGTATCTGCAGCAACAGGAGTAATAATCCCAGTTGTTCGTGTAGATGAAAATATGGTTTTTGAAACAACATTTAGTGCAGATGGTAGTTCAATTGTTCAAGGAGACTCAGTAACACTTGAATCAACTGCATTAACAGTAACAGCTACTACAGGTAGTGGCGTATTCATGGTTGTTAAAAAACTAGGAAGCGGCGAATCAGGTACGTATGTACTTGGTAAATTTAGACAATAAGGAGGTCGAAATAAATGGCAGCAGGAATATTATTTAGTAAAAGTTCAGGTGTAAATGAAAGTATATATGGTAAATCAGAAGCACCTATCGTTGCGTTTTTAGAAGAAAATTCAAAAGCGTACGAAGAAATGTCAACAATTAAAAACATCTTCAAAATGGTTTCAAGCAATAACTATGGTGATAAATACACAGGATTAACATCACTAGCTAGTGGTTTTCAACCCGTTGGAGAAGGTGGAGCTTATCCTACTGATGAAAGACAAGAAGCTTATAGCAAGTTTTTAGAAAACATCACTTGGAAAGATTCATTTGCAATAACTCAAGAAATGATAGAAGATTCAAAAGTTTTAGATTTAAACAAAACTGGAGCAAGAGGATTTATCGATCAATTCCATTTAACAAGAGAAAAATATGGTTCTCAATTGTTAATCGGAGCTATTTCAGGAACAACTACAACATTCCGTACGATGACAATGGATTGTACATCAGCTGATGAATTATCAATATTTAGTACAGCACATACATCGAAAACAGGAAACACATCTACACAATCAAATAAATTCGCAGGAGCACTTAGTGATACTGTTTTAGGACAAATTGAAACTAAAATGCAAAATTTTACAGATGATAATGGTGAAGTGTTAAATATAGCACCCGATACAATTATTATACCAAATGATGCAGCTCTTAAAAAATTAATATTTGCAGCAATTGGTGCTGATAAAGACCCAGTTACAGCAAATAACGGATTTAATTATCAATATGGTCGTTGGACTGTTATAATTAGTCCATATTTAAACGCTTTAATAGGAGAAACAGACAAACCGTTCTTCTTGTTAGATAAAAAGAATAATGATAACTACAATGGATTGTTATTCATGGATAGAATTCCACTAACAATTAAAGCATATATTGATGAAGAAACTGATAACAATGTTTGGTCAGGTAGAGCAAGATTCGTTTGTGGAGCTAACGATTGGCGTTCAATCGCTGTTGGTGGTGTAACAGGCGCAACAGCACTTTAAGAATTAAATGATTAAAGGGAAGTAATTCCCTTTCAATTATAAAAGGAGGAAAATAAATGGAAGGTTATACTAATTTTACAAACATGTATGCCGATAAAATCCAAGGTGGTGCAATCGTAGGTCCTATTACAGGAACAGTTACACCAGCTACTGGTACAGATATAACAGGTGCAGTTACAACAGGCACAATATTAAATGCTGTTAAAATTACACCTAAAGCAGCAGTAGCAACAACTTCTATTGATTATCATAAATTGATGACAGTAGGAGATGAAACAGGAAATACAGCATATGGATTTGGAGATGTGGCTAAACCTACAACAGGTTTAATGGCATCATTCGGTAGAACAATCGTCGCAACAGGTACTCAACAAGATACTGGTTTAGATGTTCGTGTTATTAATAAATTGACTAATACAGGCGAAAATGTTCTAAAAGGAGCATATATAAAAGCAAAAAATTATTCAACAGGAACAGTTGGTTCGTTAGTTGGATTAGAAGTAGAAGTTGTTTCAGATGGAACAGTTACTAATGGAGCAGTAGGTGTTTTAATTAATGCTGATTCAACTGTATTAGAAGCTGATATGCAATTTAGTAATGCACAACAACTTGTTGCATTAACTACTGCAATTACAGCTAATTCTACAGCTACAAGTACAGCAGCAGGTTCTATAGGAATCACTAGCCACGCTACTGGTACTGGTAAATTATTTATGTCAGATGGAAGCAAATGGCAATATGCGGGTGTTGCATAATGAATAAAGATGTTTTATTAGAAAGAAAAAAAGCATTACAACTAAATGTTGAAGAAACTCAAGCTAATATAACACAATTAGTAGCAAATATAAATGCTATTAGTGGAGCAATCCAAGAAGTAGATTATTGGTTAGAGAAATTAGAAGAAGTGGTTGAATAAACTACTTCTAATATCAATGTTAAAGGAAAGAGGCAGTTCGAATCTGCCAACATTGAAGGAGATGAAATAAACAAGAAGAGGGTGTTTTTAGTGGATAATAAAACATTGAAAAAAGATAACATTGAAATATATGGTCGAATATGTATGTGTGGTTATGAAATAAGTAGACAAAATCCTTTGTCTATGCATCACATACTACCTAAATCTGAAGGAGGTAGAACGACATTTGAAAATAGTGCTAATGTTACAATTTTACCTCATAGTGGATTGCATGTTTTGTACCATGATAGTAAACAAAAAGAAAAATACATAATGGAGTATTTACATTGCTTCAAAGAAACACATGATATACAAGCAACTTTAGAATTTGCAAAATGGTTAAAACAATGTATGTATGAAATGGAATATACAGTTGTTAAAACCAAAGGAAAATTATTAACATACAAAAGGAGATGATTTAAATGGGTTATACATGGGGAGAAACAAAGATAGCAACAATTAAAAAGATGTTTTTAAACAATGACACCATTACAACAGCTGATTTACCTTCAATGGAATTAGACAGAAAATATGCTACATATTTAAACACGATGGCAAGCACTGCTAATGAAGCATTGCTTAGAATAATGTCTGTGAGTAGACCGCTTATAAAAGAATATTCATTAACATATAATATACCCGATTCAATATATGATGCATTAACATTTGAAACAGAAGCAATAACAGATACAGATTATGTTGTTGAATTAGATACTGCTCATGCATATTATTTTGAATTAGATAATAGTGCAGTAATAACAATAGATTCATACGATGAAGATACTGAAGTATGGACTACAATAGATACAATCACACACACTGCTACAAAAGCTAAAACATATGAAACACAAAAAGGTTTAATAACAAATGAAGACGATGTGTTGATAAGAATGACGTTCGCAAACAACGGTTATTTATACAATGTTAGAAATATAGCGATGTACATTTTAAAATTTAGAACAGCTGATGAAATATTTAATTGTACACCTAAACAAAAATACAATTTAAAAACATTAATTACTGATTTTTATAAAATAAGTTCTATAGAATTTGAAAAAATGTATAACACAAAAGGAGCATATGATTCTGATTTCAATATACAAGGTGATAGTGTATTAGAGATAGATAGTAAATTACAAGGTAATTTTATTATAAAATATGAAGCATACCCTGATAAAATTGAAGACGATACACTTGATTCATATACATTTACAATGGCTGATGAAATGATTGTTTTATTACCTCTGTACATTGCAAGTGAAGTATTTAAAGACGATGATGCAACTATAGCTACACAATATAGAAATCAATTTGAATTAGGATTGCAAGAGGTTGTTTCAGTTGACACACCTCAAGAGTTTGCAAATAATTCTAACTGGATGTAAGGAGGAATATATATGATGCAATTTGACGTTCCAGTACAACAATCATTAAGATATAAAGCAATAGGTAATTTCTTAGGTGTTGATTTTACAAGTATAGTACCTAACGAAAGAAGAGCAAGTGATATAAAAAATGTTGTAAACAACAACGGTTATATAGAAACTAGACCTGGTTATACACAGGTTGGAAATACAGTTACAACAGGTGACCCTGCTGTAGCACAAACAATAAACGGTGTATGGAATATAGATAGAACAGATGATAGTATAATGTTAGTTCATGCAGGTACTGTTTTATATTCTACAACAGAAAGTTTTGCAACATACACTGCATTAATGACTGACTTGGCGGATGATATTTCATGTGCCTTTTATTTAAGTGGTTATTTAGTTATTTTTGATAGCGTACGTGCAATCGTGTATGGTGATTTTGGTGGTACGTGGGGTGCTCATTATTTAGATACAAAAGGTTATATACCAACTGTTAGTGCGGGTGCAATACCTGCAGGTACAGGAGCAACTACAATTGAATCAGTTAATTTATTACAAGCAGGAAGAACTCAAACATTTGCATCAGATGGTTTATCATCAGTTTATCAATTAGGCGAAACAGGTTTAGATGCAACATCACCGATTGTTACTATACTTAATGAAGACGGTGCATGGGAAACAACAACCGCTTTTACTTATGATAATACATTAGGAACAGTTACATTTGACACACCTCCTAGTTCTAGTCCGGTTGACGGAATGGACAACGTTAAAATAATATATTATAAAACATCAACAGCTCTTACAAATCATATAAATCTTGCGACAATAGGTATATTATACGGTTATGAAGGAAGTAATAATAGATTATTTATAACAGGTGAATCCGAATACGAGAATGTTGATTGGTATTCAGATTCAAACAATCCTTTATATTTTCCGGCAGATAATTATGCAACAATGGGTAGTCAACCGATTGTATCATATTTATTATTAAATAATGGTAAATTAGCTGTATTAAAAGATATTAGTGATAGTGATTATACTATTTATTATAGGAATAGTTATTTATACAACGGTATTGAAGTATTCCCTGTGGAATATGGTGTAAGAAGTGTTGGTTGTTTATCACAATATACAAGTGATAATTTGTTAAATGACCCGTTAGTATTAACAACAGATGGTATTTGTGGATTGGTTAGTAACGGTAAAGAAGATTATTCACAACAAAGAAGTTATTATGTAAACGGAAACTTATTAGATGAAGACGATTTAGACACAGCAACAGGAATAGCATTTAAAGGTAGATATTATTTAGCAATAAATGATAACATGTATGTGTTAGATAGTAGATATAAAAACAAGATTAAAGATAGTACAAGTAATTTTCAATATGATTGTTATTTCTGGGACAACATTCCCGCAAGAATATTATT